GTAAGGATGGGGGCTATGTAACTGCGGCTGATGGCTGCGCTACAAAAGGCAAGACAAAAGGGCGGATGGTATGACTCAGCACGACACAGCCAAAGCAGTTGCAGATGGCGCAGCAGTCTTAACAACTGTTGGTGTCATGGCTACGTGGCTTCCGCCTCTAGCTTCTCTGTTCACGATTATTTACCTTGGACTTCGCATCTGGGAGTCTGATACTGTTCGTGAAATGACTAAACGCAAGAAGGCAGATGATGCCGTCGACGAGTAAGAAACAACACAATTTCATGGCGGCGGTGGCTAACAACCCATCGTTTGCTAAGAAAGTAGGAGTCCCGCAGTCTGTGGGCAAGGATTTTACAACTGCGGACAAGGGCCGCAAATTTTCAAAAGGTGGTGATACTATGGCTTCCAAAATGAATGCTGGCTTCATGGCAATGATGGCTAAGAAAAAAGGCGCTCCAGCTAAGAAAATGGCTGGTGGCGGCATGGCAATGGGCAAAGTTAAAACAGCCGCCCCTAGCAAAGATGGTATTGCTGAAAAAGGCAAAACCAAAGGCAAGATGATCGCCATGAAAATGGGCGGCAAGACCTGCTAAAACCATGATGGCCAGCCGCGGTATGGGGGACATCGCCCCCTCTAAAATGCCCAAGGGCGTCAAGAAAGCCCGGCGGGACGACACGGACTTTACCCAGTACAAAGAGGGTGGGAAGGTCAACGCCGCGGGCAATTACACAAAGCCAAGTCTTCGCAAGAAGATCGTGTCTCAAGTAAAAGCCGCAGCAACGCAGGGTACTGGTGCTGGAAAATGGAGCGCGAGAAAAGCTCAGCTAGTTGCCAAGAAGTACAAGGCGGCAGGCGGGGGTTACCGAGATTGAAAGCGCCTCAAAAATCATTGAAGGATTGGGGCGACCAAAAATGGAGAACCAAAAGTGGTAAAAAATCTTCTGATACTGGTGAGCGATACCTTCCAAGCGCTGCGATTAAAAGCCTCAGTCCTGCTGAGTACGCTGCGACAACGCGTGCGAAACGTGCTGGCAAAAAAGCCGGAAAACAATTCGTAGCGCAACCCAAAACGATTGCAAAGAAAACGGCAGGCTTTAGATGACCACTTCAGGAACCGCAGCGTTTAACCTTGACCTTAATGAATTGGTCGAGGAAGCCTTTGAACGTGCTGGTTCGGAGTTGCGTACGGGCTACGATTTACGTACAGCCCGTCGTTCATTAAATTTAATGTTTGCTGATTGGGCAAACCGTGGTGTCAACATGTGGACGTTTGAGCAGGGGACAATTAACCTGACTCCGGGTCTGAACACCTACGCATTACCCGTAGACACAGTGGATCTACTTGAGCATGTGATTCGTACGGGCGCGGGTAGCTCATCCACGCAGGCTGACCTAACAATCACGCGTATCAGTGTTTCTACTTACGCCACAATCCCTAACAAACTGCAACAAGCCCGCCCTATTCAGGTGTGGTATCAGCGTTTGGATGGCCAGACTTCGTCAATTGGGACTACATTAAATGGTGGAATTTCGTCCACAGACACAACAATCACATTGACCTCCGCTGCGGGCTTGCCTGCTACAGGGTTTTTGTTGATTGAAAACGAGACTGTTCAGTACGGTTACATTACTGGCAACGTGCTTTACAACTGCTTCCGTGGTCAGAACGGCACAACCGCCACAGCGCACTCAACCGCCGCCTCTGTTTACGTACAAAACTTGCCCTCTGTAACCGTTTGGCCGACCCCAGACAACAGCACAACCTATCAGTTTGTTTACTGGCGCATGCGCCGTATTGATGATGCTGGCGGTGGTATACGCACAATGGACGTACCTTTCCGTTTCCTGCCCTGTATGGTGGCAGGCTTGGCCTATTACTTGGCGCTTAAGATTGAGAATGGCGCTGAGCGTCTGCCGGTCTTGAAGCAACAGTACGACGAAGCTTGGCAGTTGGCGGCTGATGAAGATCGTGAAAAAGCTTCGGTTCGTTTTGTTCCGAGGCAAATGTTTATTGGCAGTGGTACGTAAATGGGCAATCGGTTTGCTTCTGGTAAGAACAGTATCGCCATGTGCGATAGGTGCGGCCAACAGTTTAAATTAACGGCATTGCGTAAAGAGATACAGAAGACAAAGATTTACAATCTGCTTGTGTGCGGTGCGTGTTGGGATCCAGATCAGCCGCAGTTGTTGTTGGGTATGTATCCGGTGGATGATCCACAGGCAGTGCGTAACCCGCGCAAGGACACAACCTACGTTACGGCTGGCACAAATGGCTTGCAGGTGGTTAATTCAAACAGTACAGCGCAAGACGCGGTAGGTTTTACGACAGGTGGTTCACGGGATATTCAGTGGGGATGGAACCCCGTTGGTGGGGCAAGTAATTTTGATGCGCCTTTAACACCAAATTACTTGGTGGCAACGGCATTTGTTGGTACAGTTACGATAACAGTTACATAGGAGTCTAGTATGGACAAGAAAGATTTAGCCCAAGACAAGAAGATGATTAAGTCTGCTGTCGGCAAGCACGAGAAAAATATGCACCCCGGTAAGCCAATGACTAAGCTTAAGAAGGGTGGCCCCACATCTGAAGATCGCATGCGCTTGGGACGTAACTTGTCTCGCGTTGCAAATCAGGGGAAATAACATGGCCAAGATTAACAATCTACCCGCTTCGGCGTATGCCAAGCCCCACACCATGAGTGGCAAGCCTGTAGGTATCTCTGAGAACCCCGGCACTCCCCCTAATCGTAGCAAGCTTGATGCGCACGATGTGAGCGTTGGCAACGTCAGTAAATTTGCCGGTAACGAGCCTACTAAAACATCTGGTATCAGAATGCGCGGTACAGGTTGCGCTACTAAAGGTGTGATGTCTAGGGGCCCAATGGCATGAATTACGCTGAACTCAGCGCTGCTATTCAAGCGTACACGGAGAACACGGAAGCAGATTTCGTGGCTAATATCCCCGTGTTCGTTGAGCAAGCTGAGCAGCGTATTTATAACTCGGTGCAGTTCCCATCTATTCGCAAGAACGTGATGGGTGTTACATCTACAAACAACAAGTACCTAGAGTGTCCGTCAGACTTTCTGGCGGTGTATTCAATGGCGGTTATTGATGCCTCTGGGGAATACGAGTATTTGTTAAACAAAGACGTTAACTTTATTCGGCAGGCGTACCCACAGCCAACAGACACAGCGATCCCAAGGTACTACGCTTTGTTTGGCCCTCAGTCTACCAATGCGGCTGAGTTGTCGTTTATTCTTGGCCCAACACCCAACGCAATTTATAACGTTGAATTGCACTATTACTACTACCCACAGTCTATTGTGACTGCGGGCACAACATGGCTTGGTGACAATTTTGACTCTGTGCTCTTGTACGGCTCTTTGGTTGAGGCATACACCTACATGAAGGGTGAGCAAGACATGATGGCGCTGTACAACCAGAAGTTCATGGAAGCTCTTGCGTTGGCCAAGCGTCTGGGTGATGGTATGGAGCGTCAAGACGCTTACCGTTCTGGTCAGTTCCGTCAGAAGGTAACTTGATATGGCAATTATTCAGACCCAGACCACAAGCTTTAAGGCGCAGTTGTACCAAGGTATTCATGACCTGACGACTGACGTTATTAAAATTGCCTTATACACAGCCAGCGCGGATTTGAATGAAGACACAACTGTGTACAGCACGACCAACGAAATAGCTAATACAGGCACTTACGTTGCTGGCGGGGCGCAGTTAACTCCAATCACGGTAGCGTCTTCTGGGTACACGGCTTATGTGGGCTTCCCAAACATCTCTTGGACAGGCGCAATCACCGCAAGATGTGCGTTGATTTACAACGTTACCCAAGGTAACAAGTCTGTTGCAGTGTTGGACTTTGGGTCTGATAAGACATCTGTAAACAGTTTCACCATCACCATGCCAACTAACGGCCCAACAACTTCGTTAATTCGCAGTTCTAATTAAGGAGTCAATATGACCACGGAAAAACTCAAAGTAACTGACCACATTACCTGTGGTTTCAAGGCCGGTACACAGTCAAGCGAACAAGCCAGCGCTACAGGCGTTTACCACGTTGAGTGCCACGATAAAGACGGCAAGCTCAAGTGGTCTGCTGATTCTAAGAACTTGGTAGTTAACGCTGGTCTGGCTTACATGGCTGGTAC